CTCTTGGTTCTTGGAGGGAAAAGCTCCCCATTGAAGCCACTAAGTCCGCCAAGGAAACACCCGAAGGCATTATCTTTGGTAGACAGGACTCCGGGTACGTTTTCCCACACAACGAAAGAAGGCTGAACTGCATCGGCGAGCTCCACGAATTTGAGTGCGAGGTTTCCGCGTTCGTCGGACAGGCCCCGGCGAAGACCGGCGACCGAAAAACTTTGGCAAGGGGTTCCGCCTACCAGCACGTCTACTTGTCCGCGGTAAGCGGTTCCGTCGATCTGCGTCATATCCCCAAGATTGGGGATGGAAGGATAATGATGCGCGAGTAGGGCGCAGGGGAATGGCTCGATTTCAGCAAAGGCGATTGGCGTCCACCCGAGCGGCCCCCATGCAACGCTTGCGGCTTCGATACCAGAACAAACTGACAGATAGCGCATCACTTTCCGCCGCCGATGGAGATGGTGATGTTCCCACAGGAAATGCCGGTAGTGCTTCCTGTAACGCTGGTGGCGCTGTAATTCGGGATGCCTTCGTTTTCCGGTAGGCCGTGGGCTTTGTTCCAGTCGCGGTGGTGGGAAGTGGCATCTTGCATCAGATCAATGCACGCGGCAGTGACGGCGGAGTGAACTTCAGTAGGGGGAGATTTTTCCATGATCAGTTGGTGGACTTTGGCCACACACTGATTTGTCTGGAGACATTCGCGGTCTGTTGTGGGAGCGTCTGGTTCGGAATAACCGAAGGGCAGTACATCAAACCCAAGCCGATGGGCGAGCCAGAGCAAGGGGAGCGGTGGAGTTCCTGGATTCCGACCACAAACAGCGACAATGAGAGGAAAAAGCTCATCGACGTGGATACGGGCGTCAGAATCGTTCACATTGAGCTTCCGCAGCAGGTATGAATAGCTGATCCCTAGATCGCTAGCGATTCTCTTGGGTGGAATACCGGATGCAGTAATCCATTCTGATATGGATTCACGAAGCGTCATCGTTTCAAGACGATTATAGAATTTATTCTTTTCCATACTGTAATTCCCAAAGAGAATGTGTTTCTTATGATATGAAGATGACAATAAAAATAAATGTAATGCCGATTGCGATCACCAAGGTCATAATGAATTTCCTTTCTCTTTCATCATGGATATAGGCCACAGATCAGGGCGTAATTCTGAACGCGGGATACCTAGCTTTTCTTCGTATGATATTGCCATTTTTGGCGATACCTCTCTTTCACCCCGTTTGTGCTTCCAGATGGTGTCGTAGTTGATGCCGGACATCTTAGATGCCTGATTTACTGACAGGCCACGCTTCACAAGGGCTTTTTCCATGTTTGTCATGATGGTTTTTTCTACAATTGGCTAATCAAAGTCAAGCCAATTCGCCAAAACATTTTTTGACGAGTGTAGAAAGAAGAAGGTAAACTATGCTTATGTTTGCAGAAAAAACACTTGAAATCCTGAAAAGGTATGTGGCGGAGAGGCACGAAGGAAGGGTCCTTAGAGCTTCAACAGAGCTAGGAGTTCCCAACGATACCTTCGATAAGTGGCTGAAAGGACAAAGAGATCCAGGACTTTTTAAGCTTGGCCCTGTGATGGATAAAATCCTTCAAGGATACGCACGCCCCGAAAACATTGAAGCATTGAATGTAAGCTTTCCAATGATTGTCCAAGGTAAAGAAGAAAGTAGTTTGCAAAAAAGAGTAGAAGAACTTGAAAAGCAACTTGAAGATGCAGTGGCAGAGAAAAATAGACTTCTAGGGAAGATAGATGTCTATAAAGATTTGCTAGGGATTCATGGCGAAGATGTCTTACAAAAAGAACCACAAATTAAAAGTTGCGGCTGATTTGTAAAGAAGTACGAGAAAGCGGCTGTGTCATTTTTTATGTGGAGTACAAGTGAAATATTGCGAACAGACGATGTAATTTATAGATATAAATATATGTTAATAAATGGGACGCCTTCATGAATATATGAAGGCGTCCCTAAATAATTTATAGTGAGAATTTTATATGTATACTATAAAAGCAAATATAAATAGTGAATTTTTAGATATTATGTTTTGTTCTATTTATCCAGAGTTTATATCTTGTGTTAATGAAAAATTTTTCATTCATGGTCTGGATACAGAGTCTATTAAAATAGTCAAATTGTTATTTGATAATATGGTGTCATTTGAAGGAGAACTGATAAGTGAATATGGAATATTTGATATAATAAATTGTCATTTTGAAGAGATTACATTTTCACATCGTGGTGAGGCCACTTTACGTATTGGACTTTCATCCTGTAAGGATGCCTGAATTCCTTTAAGACAGTTTTTTAAAAGAGGTTCCATTGCCATATGGGTAACTTCTTTCTCATCACAAGAGGAACAGTCAAGTACATACCGCAATTGCTTGAGTGATATAAAACTTTGGTGTTTTACCTTTGGATAATTTTGATAGCATTCTCTGCACATGTAATGGATATCGTCGTCTGGAATGGAAAAGAATCCTTTTCCATCCTCATCTACAAATTCAATACGTTCTCTGAACATGCAGTAGCTTGGTTTTCCACAAACTTCACAGGAAGGAATTGATTCTGAGTCCATTTTCATACTCCTTATCAGCGGACGCATAAAGCCCAAATGAGCGCACTCCCGAGGAAAATATTCATCACATAAAGGATCGCAACCTTGAGGGAGTATCTGGGTTTAGCAAATGTGCCCATTACACGGATTTCGTCTTCGTAGAAGAGTAAACTCCTTAAGAGTGGGAATGTTGAACTGCCAATAAAACAGTGGCGATGTTCTTCAACGACCCAATAAGCACGTTGTATCTGGGCATATTCCAATGGCATTTTTTCTATTGGAAACAGATTATTATGAAAGGCATATTCGAGAGATAGCAGTACACCATCGTTGAAGAATATTTCTTTAAGGTCTTGCGTCCAGGGTAATTGCAATCTGCCTTGATAAAGTCTGCGTGTTTTTTTAGCGGAGGAACTCATTGTGGTAGTCGCTCCGATGGATGGTTGCAGTGGATTTCCCTCAAACAGCGGGAAAATCGCATGGAGTATCACCCGTTCTTCCGGCCTGATAGATTTTGCTTTATGACGACGGTCACTTTTTTCCCGTACGGCTGCCGATGAGCGGATTGGCCTGTTCCTGATATTACGCTTTTTTTCCACGAGATTTTTCCTTATGGGATTTACGTCGCCCCCGGTTCGCGGGGGCGATTTTTTTTTGTGGAAGTGAGCATAAAAAATTTTATCTACAATTGGAAAATTTTTTTGTTGACTTTGTTTTCTACAATTGGCAAAAAGACCTCACCGACGAGACGGAAGGAACTTTTCTCCCGGCGGGGATGGGTAGCTCAGTTGGCAGAGCCGCCGGCTCATAACCGGACGGTCGGGGGTTCGACCCCCTCTCCATCCACCAGCTCATTGAAAAGCAGAGCGAAGACCACGACGCAATCTGGGCGTTGTACCCGGAGAGCCACCCCGTAACAGGGCTGCATGGCGAGGACCCCGGCAATGCGCTTGGAGAGAAGCGGAAAGCGCGAAAGCGTGATGTGCGAGCCGGACTGTGATGAAGCATCAGTCCGAAGAGGAAGAAAATAGGAAAGCTGGAACAGATAGATGAACAAATTTTTCAATGGTTTTCTTTCATACAGCCGACGACCGCAAAATGCAGGGCGTCGGCTGGAGCAAGGAAGCCATTACATGCTGGAGGACCACATGAAGAGTTTGGCTCTCTCTTACGCTTTGCCCTCAGCCTGCGCGCTTGGCTTGATCGCCTACGCGGAAGCGGTGTTCTGGGGGCTTCTCCCGATTATGCAGGCGCTCGCCGAATGAAATAGCCGCGCCGCTGTCCGTTATTAACCTTCAAACCAAAACTTTTTTCCATTTTTGGGGATTGAAAATGGGAAGCACTACACATTGTTCTATGCCGTCAAAGGCTGTTCCGGCTCTCCATGGAAGCACGTTCGTTCCCAGTCAGTCGTTCTGGTATCGCTGGCGCGGGATGCAGATCGTTGCAACCGCCAGACTGCGTACCGCGCTCATCATCGCCGTGCGGGACTATGAACGGGACTGCATCACGCCGAGGGTACGCAAACGTTTCGGCACTCCTGAAACCGTTAAGCCCCGTATTGAAGGGTATGTCGACGCCATCAAGGACATATTTCCGGAAATTCCAGGCATTAGCTGTGGAAGCAGCTTTGAGCTGGAGGTTAGAAATGTCATTTGCCGTAATGTAGGTCGCATCAATGAACAAACCCGCGATGAACAAACCCGCATGGATGCGTACGGGCTATTCATGCGTGCCGCTCGAATAGCTGACGGCCTCGTTAGAAATGAGGTGTTCACCAATCCTGCAGGCCTCATTATCTATGACTGGTTTTCGACTGAGGAACGGAAAAAGCGCAGGGAATCGCTTGGAAAAACCTCTGTCGAGTGAAAGAAAGATTGCTAGAGCCCCGTCTAGCCGGAAGATGACCGTGTTGTAGTTTTTCGGAAAGTGTAACGGGTCGAAGTCCACTGGAAGGGCACGGTGCATTTTGCCGGTGGCATCAAGTTTATCAACGCCCTCCGTATAGGATCGGGGATGTATGAATCATCCCCGATCCCCCCAGGCAGGCTCCAATGTTTCGTCTTTTCCAGTTGTACCGGGGTGTCTCCGTCCCCCCTCGTTCCTGCCTCCTGTGGCATCCCGGTACAACTGGAAGCGGCGGTCGCTTCCCGGCCTTGGCACTCGTCCCCGTGATGGAGACTTATTGGAGGCCAAGGCCGCAGGTTCGGAGTGTAGCGCAACTTGGTAGCGCACCTGGTTTGGGACCAGGGGGCCGCGGGTTCAAATCCCGCCACTCCGACCATGTCACTCTAGGGCACAAGGCAGAGGCAACGGGTTTAAGCCCCGTCTAGTGGGGGGGCGAATCCCACGGGCGGCACTAAATTTGGGACAGGTCGCATAGTCGTCGATTGCACAGGTCTGTAAAACCTGAGACTTACCATCCTCGGTGGTTCGAATCCACCCCTGTCCACCATTTATGCCGGGATAGCTCCAATCGTAGAGCACCTGATTTGTAATCAGAAAGTTGCGGGTTCAAGTCCCGTTCCCGGCTCCATATATACGCTGGTTGGTTCTTCCGCATGGCGTCACGAGTAATCGTGGCGTCAAGCGGAGTAGCCGCACAACTCCGAAAAGGCTGATGGGCGAAGACTCTTTGCCCGCCGCCTTTTGGGTCCGTAGCTCTAACGTCAGAGCACCCGGCCTTTAACCGGGGGGGTCCGGGTTCGAGTCCCGGCGGACCCACCATCATGAACCTGCGGGCGTAGCCCAGTCGGTAGGGCGGTAGCCTTCTACGCTGGATGTTGCTGTACGAAACTCCTTTTGCAAAAGTTCCGTCCGGCGGTAGCCTTCCACGCTGCATGTCGCCGGTTCGAGCCCGGTCGCCCGCTCCATTTTCCACATTTCGCGCAGGCCGCTTCTCCGGGTGTTCACCACACAGCCTCACATCCGGGCCAGCGCGAATCCCCGCAGCCGTGTAGCCCAAATGGTACGGCAGGAGCCTTTGGAGCTCTTATATGCTGGTTCGAGTCCAGCCACGGCTGCCATTTTTCCGGTTTCGGACGATGCGGACCGCGATTGGCGCGCATCGTTCACAGATCATCGGGTGGTCCGGTGAGAGTGCGGTTCGTATCCTCTGAAACCGGAATTTGCGCTGGTGGCGGAATGGTAGACGCACCGGATTTAGAATCCGGCGGGTTCCCCATGCGGGTTCAAATCCCGCCCGGCGCACCATTTTTGCGTAAAACCAAAAGGAGGCATTATGAAGCGTGGGTATATCAAGTTCTGGCGGAAGGTGCTTTGCCTTCCTTCCGCCGCCCGGAGGCGATTTCAGGTGACTACAGGACGCACTGAAAAGGCCAGTGGCTGTTCGTAGTACGCATCACAGGGAATCTTGAGGCTTGAAACCGGGGCTGGTTTGGCCTCGGCCTCAAAGTAAACGAGGATAGGTGGCAGAGTGGTTTATCGCAGCGGTCTTGAAAACCGCCGTGGGGTTAAGCTCCACCAAGGGTTCGAATCCCTTCCTGTCCGCCAAAGCGAGTGAGTGTGCCAGAGCCCCGGAATCCGGGGCTCTTTTGGGCAGGTGCTGCCTTTGATGATGCCGGGGGAGACGTGAAGGTCGTGCTCCCCCTCTCAACCATAGTCGGTTTTCCCCGGCATCATCGGGGGACAGCACAACCCCCGTAAAAAGAGGCCCCCGCGAAAGTGGAAAAAGGGTACGGCGGAAACATGGTTGCAGACGCCGTGCCCTTTTGCGGATCAAATTGCAACAACGGGAGGAAACATGTCCGTATGTAAACACATTTTCTGGTTCATCATGGCAAAAGGGCGATGGGTTTTCCTTGGCGCTGTGCTGGTACTGCTCATGAGGTGATGCGATGACACAATCCGTTGACCCTTTGTTCCATTCCCCCCAGATCGTAGTCCGGGCGAGTTCGCTCCCCGGACTTTTTTCATGTCCAGCCTGTTGGGAAGCAAAGCATATCCGCAAGATATGGATGCCGGAGAGTGCCTCGGCGCGGATGGGGACAGCTATACATGCCGGGACCGCAGCCTATGACTCCGCTGAACTCGGCGGCACCCCGATCCATATCGACGAGGCCGTTGACGCGGCGATTTCGGCACTTTGGGAGAAACGTGAGCTCGTGGCCTGGGAAGATGATTTGGGGCCGAACGATGCCGAGCCTATCGTGCGAAAACTCGTTGAGCTTTACTGCACAGCCATCGCACCAAAGCAGACGTATATTGCCGTCGAACTGACGTGCAACCGATTGGACTTGACCGACCTCGGCATATCGCTCACCGGGACTATCGACCGTATTCGAGACACGGGATTCGGATATGGGATTACGGATCTAAAGACGGGGAAACAGGCCGTCAGCTCAGACGGCGTTTGCAAGACGCAGGGGCACGGCGCACAGCTCGCTGTGTATGAGCTGCTGGCACAAGTGTCCTTTGGCGTAGAAATGACTGAACCTGCCCAGGTTGTGGGGTTGCAGGTGGCGAAGACGCCGAAGGGCCAGCGTGTGGCAACTGGTGAGATATCCGGACTCCGTTCCATTCTTCTCGACAGTGAGTTCGATGAGCCGGGGCTTTTGACCATGGCCGCCCGTCTGATTCACAGCGGGACATTCTTCGGCAACCCCAAGTCACAATTCTGCGGCGAAAAATATTGTCCGATTTTCAATACTTGCAAGTGGCGCAAGTAGATACGAGGTACAACGATGTCACAATCCTCTATGCCTTCTCCCGAAGAAGGCCAGAAGCAGGCGAAGATAAGCGGCCTTTCTGTCATGGATCCCTCCACCGTAGCAGGATTTGATACGGCAGG